ACTATATCAAAGAGAAAAAACTAACAAACAAATACTCTCTTATTAAGAATGGTGAGAAGATCAAGTTCTGTTATTTGAAAAATCCCAATCCAATGCACGAGAATGTAATTTCTTTCATTCAGGATTTTCCAAAGGAACTTGACATTGACAAATATGTCGATTATGACCTACAATTTGAGAAGAGTTTTGTTGAACCACTGAAAGCAATATTAGATGCTATCGGGTGGTCTGTAGAAAAAACTATTAATCTGGAGTTATTTTTTGCCTGATGGATCTACCTATTAATGACAATGAGCTTGCCACTATTGTGAAGGCAATGGCTCTTGGAGGTGATACTGCTCTGTATCAAAAACTCAAACTTGTGAAGGAACTGCGAGAGCAGGATCTTCCTTATAAAAAAATTCTTCGTGAACAATATGGGATGGTTGCCTGATGGACTTCTTAAAGGAAATTGTAAAAGAAATTGGTGATGATTATACGAAATTAGCAGCAGACATAGACGAGACTGAAACTTATGTGGACACAGGTTCGTACATTTTTAATGCACTGGTTTCAGGTAGTGTATTTGGCGGTGTATCTGGCAATAAGATTACTGCTATTGCTGGAGAGTCTTCTACTGGAAAGACTTTCTTTTCTCTCGCTGTGGTTAAGAATTTTCTTGATTCTAACCCCGATGGTTATTGTCTCTACTTTGATACTGAAGCCGCTGTTAACAAATCTCTGATTGAATCTCGTGGAATTGATTTATCTAGGTTAGTTGTGGTCAATGTTGTGACCATTGAAGAGTTTCGTAGCAAAGCACTGAAAGCAGTAGATATATACTTAAAAAAACCTGTAGATGAGCGCAAACCCTGTATGTTTGTGCTAGACTCTCTTGGTATGCTCTCAACAGAGAAAGAGATTACCGACGCACTGAACGACAAACAAGTTCGTGACATGACCAAATCGCAACTGGTCAAAGGTGCATTCCGTATGCTCACACTCAAGTTGGGTCAGGCAAACATTCCCATGATTGTTACCAACCATACCTATGATGTCATCGGTGCTTATGTCCCTACCAAAGAGATGGGAGGTGGTTCTGGTCTTAAGTATGCCGCTTCTAGTATCATCTATCTCTCAAAGAAAAAAGAAAAGGATGGAACAGAGGTCGTCGGAAATCTTATTAAGGCAAAGACTGCTAAGTCGCGTTTAAGCAAGGAGAATAAAGATGTTACGGTACGTCTGTTTTACGATGAGCGTGGCCTTGATCGTTATTATGGTCTTCTTGAACTCGGTGAGATTGGCGGTCTCTGGAAAAATGTCGCAGGACGCTATGAGATCGACGGCAAAAAAGTCTATGCTAAAGCAATTCTCAAAGAACCCGAAACTTATTTCACTCCAGAAGTAATGGAGAAACTTGATGAGATTGCTCGTCAAGAGTTTAGTTATGGATTATGATCAAGGTTCTAAAAACTGGAATTAATGTCTCTAAAGTTATTCAACAACTAAAAAAATATCCACAAGACTGGGACCATCAGAAACATCTGAAGGATTCCCAGTCTTTGGTTGATAAAGGATTTGCTGACTTGCCAGTTAGCAATCTTCAACTTATAATGGGTGGAGTCAAAAGCAAAGAAGACTTTGTTGGAGACTCGGAGATCAACATCAAAACTCCTGCTTATGCTCATCACAGTGAGATAAGAAAGATTATACGCAAGCATTTTAAGAACGCAGAGATTCATCGGTGCGGATTTCTTTCACTTCCTGTTGGTGAGATTGTAGGTGCTCATATTGACGAAGGAACTTATTACCTGAGCAGAAACAGGTATCATCTTTCCATACTTGGTAGGTATCAATATTTCTGCGGCAAAGAAACTGTCATTGTTGAACCAGGAACTCTTCTTTGGTTTAATAACAAACTTCCTCACGGCACGGTGAATGTCGGTGATGAAACAAGGATAACATTCGTTTTTGATATACCACATGGACAAAGTTGAAATTCTTATTCTACGAAATTTGATCTATAATGAAGAGTATTTGCGTAAGGCAATTCCCTTCATCAAAGCAGATTATTTTGAGGACTCCAATCAAAAGATTATCTTTGAGGAAATATTCACTTTTGTACAAGAGTATAATAAGCAAGCATCAAAAGAAGTTCTTTCTATTGAGATAGAAAAACGTCAAGACATTAATGATTCATCATTCAAGGAAGTAATTGGTCTTCTTTCTAGTATCGAAGACAGTCCATCAGAATTTGAGTGGTTGGTCAACACCACAGAAAAGTGGTGTCGTGATCGTGCCATCTATTTGGCACTCATGGAATCCATTCATATTGCTGATGGAAATGATGAAAAAAAGAGTCGTGATGCAATTCCAACCATCCTGTCTGATGCTCTTGCGGTTTCTTTTGACACCCATATTGGTCACGACTATCTGAATGATTATGAGGAAAGATATGAATCGTATCACAGGAAAGAGGATCGGATTCCGTTCGACTTGGAATATTTTAATAAGATTACGAAGGGCGGGCTTCCGAACAAAACGCTTAATGTTGCGCTTGCGGGCACGGGGGTGGGCAAGTCCCTATTCATGTGCCATTTTGCTAGTTCTGTTCTACTGCAGGGCAAAAATGTTTTGTATATTACGATGGAGATGGCTGAGGAGAAAATTGCGGAACGTATTGATGCAAATCTTCTCAACGTCAATATTCAGGACTTGACAGATCTTCCAAAGAATATGTTTGAGAGTAAGGTAACAAATCTCTCAAAGAAAACTCAAGGTACTATAATTATTAAAGAGTACCCTACTGCGAGTGCACACAGTGGACACTTTAAGTCACTTCTTAATGAACTTGCACTTAAGAAGTCATTTAGACCTGATATTATTTTCATTGATTACCTTAATATATGTGCTTCCTCGCGGTATCGCGGGAACAGTACTGTCAATTCATATTCTTATATCAAAGCAATTGCTGAAGAACTTCGAGGGTTGGCTGTTGAGGCAAACGTCCCTATCGTTTCTGCCACGCAGACCACTCGCTCTGGTTATGGTAGCTCTGACGTTGAACTTACTGATACTAGTGAGTCCTTTGGTTTGCCTGCTACTGCTGATCTTATGTTTGCCCTTATTTCGACTGATGACCTTGAAAACCTGGGACAAATACTTGTAAAGCAACTGAAGAATCGATATAACGATCCTACCATTCACAAACGTTTTGTTGTTGGAATTGATCGTGCAAAGATGCGTCTCTATGATTGTGAGCAGTCTGCACAGAATGATATTCTTGACAACGGAAAGGAAGAAGAGTATACTTATGAAGAACAAAAACCCAAAAAATCATTTGACGGATTCAAATTCTGACATGGGACTCACCACTCGAAAACTACAGTCTCAACTAGTTACTGGTGAACCACCTCACTACTTTGAGGTGAGAAATATTGATGGTGAACGATATGTTCATTGTGGTCTTGAGCAAGATGCCATCGCTGCTTGTGAAATGCATAAAGGATTTACTTACCACAAAATCTATCTTCCTCATCCACCAAAAACCGTTGATGTGCCGCATATTCGATTGGCACCAGACTTTGAACTTCCTGCTCAACAAATTCTACCCGAATCCGAATTACAACCATTTGAAGTATGAAACAAGTTATTGATACTGAAAAGTATGTGGATTTTGTAAAACAAACCACAAGTGCACCAAGTTTGGACTATCCTGTCCTTGTTTCCCGTTTGAGTGAACTGGAAGCAAATGGTGCTAATATTACTCAACTTCTTACCGCTGCTCTTGGTTTGACCGCAGAAGCAGGTGAGTTCACTGAAGTTGTGAAGAAGATCTTCTTGCAAGGTAAAAATTACAACGAAGAAAATGTCTTTCATATGAAACGTGAACTTGGTGATATCTGTTGGTATCTCGCCCAAGCATGTATGGCACTTGATACTTCATTTGATGAAATCATGCAAATGAATTATGAAAAGTTGAGTGCTCGTTATCCTGAAGGTGCATTTGATGTTTATCGTTCTGAAAATCGTAAGGAGGGAGACCTGTGAGTGAAGAAAAACAAGTAACAATTACAATGCCTATTCGTTCTGCAGCAGCAGTTCGTCAAGCACTTTTTGAATCACAGAAAGGATACACCAATGGTCCTGCTTGTCCAGAGCGTGTCCTTGAAATTCGTCAAGTCATTACAGACCTTGATGATTCTATCAGTTCTGTTGTTGAGACCCCTTGAGGGTCTTTTTTTATAAATACCCATAGAAGAATGTTTTATCTAATTTAAAAAAAATGGATATCAAG